GAATAACAATTTCATTATCAATCATAATGTAACCAGTTTTTGGAAAAAATGGATCATTCGTTGAAGTAACATTCATGCTTAAATCAGAATTGCTCATTGAGCTTGTCAAACTTACAACAGCAAGGCTTGTTGGATCTTCAGCTCTCCACAAACCTTGTTTACTAATTATGTTATTTGTAACACCTTGTGTCTTTACTGTAACTTTATTTGTTTGTAATTGAACATTATAACTTGCATCAAGTATATTTGACGAATCAGATAATGTATATTGAACATTTGCATGCTGAGCAATTGAGGACTCAAAAAATCTATTAAAATGCTCATATCTTGCCTTATTAAATTCATCAAAATAAAGTCTGCCAAAATCAGCCAAACTTATTTCATCTATCACTTGAGTTATAGATTGGTCATTGCCATATATAAAAGGCATAACTTGAATTGGTTGCATTTGCGTTTGAACATAACTATCTTTAACCATCTCATCATCAAATTTTATATTTGAAATTGCAAACTCATCTATATAAAAAGATCTAATTGTAATTGGAGCATTTTCTATAGCAAAGTTAATTTCTGTTTCTGCTGTAAAGGAAGCACCTCTGCCGCCAATAGTAATATCTTTATTAGAAAATGGAACAAGTGTTCCAGTTGTTGTAACAGTATTTTTTAAATCACCATTGATAAAATACTTAAGAGTATTATCTGAATATGTAGCTGTTATTAAACTAAAACTGTTATTTGATAGTGCAATATTTGATGATACTGTTTGCACACCATTTGAAGTAACCATTTTAAAACCATTAGATGAAGAGTTTGAATAAAATTCAAAACCATTAGATGGAGAGGAATTGTTAAAACAACTTATATATTCACCATTTGCAGAGAATGCACCATTGTGCATTTTTGCATAAATCTCAATAGTAAAATCTCCAGTATATGAAATACTATTAGAATTAAAAATATCAAATGATTGATGATAAGGAATTCTTATATAAGCATTTGATTCAAGCAATACAGATCGACTATCCAGATCAGAAACAATACCAGATTGTTCTGATATTTTAACGTTAGCTAATAAAATACCGTTATTTTGCCGACCGGATCTCTCTATGACATTTACATTAGCAGTTGGTGTCCAGCTATTAGCAGAGAATGTTAGATATGAATCTGAAGTTCTATTCCCATAACTATCATTAGCAACCATTGTATAACATTCATGACTGTATACCCAATCTAAATATGAATCGTATTCTTTCTTAAGAAAAATCTTAAAAGGCTCATTTTGTATTTTATGCTCTGCAAAAAACTCTATCCTTAGAGAATAGACTTTACCTGCTGTTAAATCATATAAATCAGAAGAAAAAGATTCTGGTGTATTGGTGCCAGAATCAACAAATCTCCATTCATCTATAATTTTTACATCATTTAAATAAACCCTGATCCCGCCTTTATTTATGCCGGCTATTAATCGTTGATTTCCAGTATTTGATGGTATATAGTAACCATCAAAAACACCATTGAAAAAACTATCAACAGTGCTTCCATCATTAGCAATAAATTGACCCGACACCCAATTCACAGCTTTGCTCTCCCCTGATTGATCTGATATCTCTTTTGATGCCGTTACTTTTGATGGAGCAACTGATGTCCTTACATCCAGTGCTTTTTCATATGTAGAAAGGTATTTATCTAAAACATCTAATCTAATATCACGTGCATTACCACCCTCCGGGACTGCATACAATCTAGCCCTAAGTGATGAAGAAGCTGTTCGAGCATTATTTGATCTATCTACATTTTTTTCATTAAAATTGAGATGCATAACTGAATTGTTTTTTAAATAAAACTTATCAGGATTAATTAAATAATCTATATCTTTTCTAGGAAAATTTGTCATTAATAGCAAGTGCTCTACAGCTTCCGCCACTGTTGTTTCTTGAAGCAAAAATCCTTTAGTTATCACTTTATCTTGACCAAACTTAGACCATCCAGTTAAATTTGCAGAAACAGTCATGCTGGAAGATGTAGCCTGCCATTCATCAATATAAAATGTTCCAAATGGAACATACTCAAATATATCGTATACGACAGATGCGCCAGTATTATGACTTCTTGCCTTTGTATCCCCGATACCTCTTGCTATTGCAGAAAAAGAATTACCAGAGCCCTTTCTTGCCAATACTTTTTCTTGATTGATATTTCCTGGATTGATGGTGATAACATAGTCATCTCCGGAACCCCCGGATGGGAAATCATTAATATTAAAGACATTTATCGTGTTACTTACTGCTGTAATATTTGAAGATAATGATGTAATAATTTGATCACTATCGTATGACTCCCTCTCCCATCCTGCATACACAAAGCAGCGTAAATCTTTTTTCATATACTTTCCATATAGAGATGCTGAGTTAAACAAATTAAAATCTTTATTTGCGTTATCTAGTGTCAATGATGCAGTATTACTACCACCACCGGCAATTGGCAAACTTGTTTCGTGCACATCACGAACTTTAGAAACATTAAAATTTATAATGTAATCAGTTATATCAACCCTATACATTGGAGCAACTTCATTAACTCTTACATAATCATTTGGATTTTTTGTTGTATAAACTGTTAATAAAATTTTATTAATATTATCATTTGTAATTGATTCTAAATAATGATTAAAATAATATGAATCAATAGGAATCTCACCATCTTCATTGTAAACAAGAGTATTTGTATTATGATATGCTTTTATATTGTAAGCACAAATTTGACCATTATATTCAGATGTTATAATTTTTATTAAATTTACTTTTCTTTCTTCAAACACATATGTCAGGACAACCGGAGATTGCAATTCGTAACCATTTAATGTTGCATGAGTATTTGCTGTACTCTTAACTGACGACTCATATCCAAACTCGTAATGCTCATCTTTTGTTGTTGGCATACAATGCCATTGACCATTAGCAGTAATAACATTTCCATTTGTATCTTTAGCATCGCAAACAGCCCATGTAAATGACTGCCTTTCTATTCCGTTAACAGATTCATTTGGTGTAAAATAAAAATCTCTATTTCTTGATTTATTAAATAAAATTTCTTTATCCGATAAAGATCTGCCGGAAGCAAGTAGCCCAGCTGCATTATCTATTATATTTTGATTTGTTTTTGCAGAATTGGTGTAGTTGCTTGATGCTATTCCCGTATTGCCGGATTTATTAATATGACGACTATCTAGCCAGTCTATTAAAATGAGAGGTTTTACTCTTTGTGATATTGAAGATATAGCGTTATTGAAAGATGATGATATATCTACATCGTATCTACCTTTAGTAAGCATTTAAACCTCTTCTAGACTTATAGAGCAATCCCAAAAATACACCTCTTCAGATATATGGCTTCTCACCAGAGTCTCGCTATAATCTTTCACTAATACATTATAACTTGTTTCTGTGGGTGGAGTGTTGCCATTTTCATCTAAATTTATAACTTTCAAAACGTGGTATTGAGGCTTTCCAGCTATCTCTCTTATATAATCACGCCCTCTTTTACCATCCACAGTGTGAGTTTGCGTATTTGGAACATATGACCATGATAAATTAAAAGTCTTTCTTGCACCTCTCGATGTAGATTTATAATATCTAGATTTTCTATTATTCCAATTAACATTTTCTGTAAAGATCGGCTCCACAGAAACATCAAACTTCCTGTTGTGATTTGTTAATGGTTTATCATCTAATAACAAGAATGTCCTTATCCCGCCAATATCTAATGGAGAGCCTGAAGATATAGATGTATTAGAGAATTTAATTGCCTGGGCAGCAACGCTACCTAAATTATTTATAACTATTCTTATTGTGATTAATACTAAATCACCAGCAACAGTTAGATTTATATTTCCATTTAATGAAGCACTTATATTCTTTATAAGTATTGATTGAGCTGAAACATTAGAAGTAGAATTTATCAATACACTTGCAAATGCTTGTTTAATTATAGTTGCATTTGCATCTGAGGATGATGCAATAGATACTGTAGCATTTAATATTTCTTGTGCTGAGGCAGAAAGATTTGATGCTGAAGTAATCGACACCGCAGCAAAAGCGATTTTTTGAGCAGATACTGTCATTGATGAGGAATTTTCAATCAAAACAGCAGCTGGCTTTATTCCTGTTCCAAGCGTTAAGGTAACGCCATCAATCACTATAGAAGATTGAGCATATGCAATTTTTGTTGCAGTTATTGAAGCATTACTCTCAACACTTGTTGAGGATCGTATTTGCATTGTAAAATTAACTGATAGTGTAGCGTCACCTGACAGTGAAGCCTGTATTGTTGTTGCTTCATCAACAGTATAAAAATCTATTCCTTGCTTAAATGGTTCAGAAAATGAATAGAATCCAAGCTCCATACTATCTCTCCGTCAACGTTAAGGAAACATCATAATAAGCGCATTGAGTTGAATACTCTCTCCTTATTAAAGTTTCACTATAGGAGTCAATATAGCAATCATAGGAAGTTAAACCAGCGCTTGGCTCGAGTTCTATTCCCACCACGACTGCAGCGGAGCTATTTGCTATAGTGTTTAAAAAATCCCTTCCAACTCGACCATCAACAGTTTGAGCCTGCAGGCTTGGCAGATATGACCAAGACAGACTAAACTGCTTTTTATTTCTTGAATAATATCTCCTTCTATGCCCAGATGCTAAATCAATATCATTAGCAGCAATTTGTTCGCTAACAGATATTTTTCTATTGTGCTCCGTTATCTCTGTTGAATTAATAGTCAATAGTTTCTGTATTGTCATTACATGCCTCTATTAAGACCATTGTAGGTTGTTATCACTCTATTTTCCAAACCGGCTGCTTTTTGATTTCTTGGAGCAACTTTCATATTATAATCTTTCATCATTGAATTAAACCATTCTGGCTCGCCAATAAAGTTATCAACATAAATATTAACATTTGATGTTGAAGATCCAACAGGAACTTGTGTAGAATTATCGATTCTAACATTTGGCATTGAAATGCCTGGAATCGATGGCATTCTTGGGTATCTTGGCTTTGACAAGCGCAAATTGTTTAATGCATCAAGAGTGTCTGTTCCAATTCTCTGCGCAGCTTTGTGATTAATTATATATTCACCGCCATGCAGAATTGCCGGCACAGCCTGCTGTGCGAACCCTGCTGTCATCCCGCCGTATCCATATGCCATACCGCCCTTCATGTAAGAGCCATACGCCATACCGCCCTTCATGTAAGAGCCAATTTTTCCACCATTGTATTTAACTTGCGGCAGCTCAGGAATGACATCTCTAAAGCTATATGTCTTGCCAGCTACACCGCCCAGCCCTGGAACATACTTCAACCAATCTGGCATTGTAAATGAAAATCCAGTTACATTATTTACTCCTCTAATTATTGCATTCAATGCCCCTTTGAATAAATTAGGAATATTCCCTAATTTATCAGACACCCAATCAACTGCCCCACCAATACCTTCTCTTATAAAACCACCAATACTTGAGAATTTATCTTTAAACCAATTAAATGTATTGCTAACCGCATCTTTCAGACCATTCCATGCACCCTTAACACCATCAACAGCAGCACCAATCTTATCTTTTATCCACTCCCACATTGTTTTAAGAATAGGGTAAACTGCATCCCACATTGCCTTTATCTTGTCCCAAACAAATTGAACTGCAGTTGTAATTCCATCCCATGCAAGCTTAATGCCATTCCATAACAGATCCCAGAGAGTATTCAGTACAGGCTGAATCCACGACCACATAACCTTTACGCCTTCCCACATAAACTGGACTGCATCTGTTATCTTATCCCAAGCAAACTTAATACCTGTCCATAGCCAATCCCATAATTGACTTAAAACAGGCTCAATCCAACCCCACATTTGCTTAAACAAATCCCAATAGAACTGCACAACCTCTACCAACTGATCCCACGCCCACTTAATACCATTCCACAACCACTCCCATAACTGAGACAGGACTGGCTCAACCCAACCCCACATCTCCTTGAAAAGATCCCAGTAGAATTGCAAGGTTTGTTTTAATGTATCCCAAGCATAATTAATACCATTCCATAACCATTCCCATAATTGTTCAAAAATTGGACCGACCAATTCCCAACCTGCAGCAATAAGATCCCAGAATTTTTGTGATGCTGCAGCAATCATATCCCAGACCCATCCTATTGCATTCCAAATACCTGTTCCAACTGTCTTAAGGAAATCCCAAACTGTTTGTGCAGCAATCTTTATGCCATCCCAGAATTTTGTAGCGACAGATCCTATTACATCCCATACTGATCCAAGAACATCCAAAATACTACTACCCATTGTCTTTAGTAAATCCCAAACAAACCCTGCTGCTGTTGTTATACCATCCCAGAAAGCATTAACAATTGGTGAGATTAATCCCCAAACTTTTCCTAAACCGTCCCATATAGCACTTGCAACAATTTTTATAATTACAATTGCACTTTCAATTAATGAGTATATGCCTTTAAATACAGACTTAACAACATTCCAAACAATCATAAAAATACGTCTTATCAATTCCAAAACAGCAACAAATGGGGTTAACGCTAGACCGAGAAACCCAAATTCACCATACAGAAATTTAACTATATCTATTACTACTTTTATTATTGATATAACAGGTGTAAAAACAAATTTAACAACATTCCCAATTAATTCAAGCCCTGGCTTGAGTGTGTTATATATAAATGTTGCAATATTTTTAAATATATTAAATACTGTTTTAAATGCATTAAATATTGTTTTTGCAAATGCTTCCAGCAAGCTTGCAACTATAAAAATTCCAAGCATCAAGACTCTGAATAAGAAGTCCCTGATCCACTTCACAACAGGGTTTGTCCAGATTGCATTCAGCACATTAAATATTGCTTTTGCTATACCAACTGCAACATTAACAACTGTGCCAACTGATTTATACACTCCCTCAAAAACAAATTTTATAATTTTAAGAAGACCAACTATTGCACCACCAATTACATCAAATATAAAACTACCTATGCTAGAAAATATTGGAAGTAAAAATGTAAATGTTTTAATAATAAATGTTGCAATAGTTATTATTGGCGTTTTTAATTTTTCCCAAAGAATTGTAATAGCTTCAGTTATTATAATAAATACACCAACAATAATTTTAATTATTGGTTCAAATATTACTTTTAATGTTGCAAATAATTCTACAATTATATTCGAAACATTTTCAAAAAAACTTTTAATTAAATTAAAACTAGCTTTAAAGGCAGCTTCCCAATAATCTTTTAATGGATCAATAAGAGCTTTAATAATATCAATTAAAACAGATACCCTTCTACCAATTTGTTCTTTTAGCCAATCAAATGCAATTGTAAAACCAATTGTAAAACCATTCCAAATTTCACCAATTTTTGGCAAAGCAACCCCAGTAAAGCCATCCCATAGTTTTGAAAATGCAATTTTAATTTCATCAAATGCTTTAACTCCAATATCTTTTAGGAAATTAAATGCAGCAACAAGACCATCCCGTATTTCCATAGCTATACCATTCACAATATCTCTTACGGATTTAAATCTAGCGTACAAGTATATTAATACACCAATCACTGTTCCTATTAATATTGGTAATCCACCAACTGCTGTTCCAATTGCGACAGCAGCAACTTTTATTCCAGTCCATATTGGTATTGCAGCACCAGCGCCAGCAACAACTCCAAGCGCCCCCAGGATGGCTGTTTTAACTGGACCAAGATAATCAGCTATGCCAACAATAATATCTTTAAATTTGCCAAAGAAGCTTTGTTTTGGATCCTGCTTTTCAGACTGCGCAGGCTCTGCCGCCTTTTCTCTCAACTCAGCCATTCTTTCAACATAATCTTTATATTTTGAGTAATCTACGTCAGTTGGTCCTAACTCTGATGGAGTGAAACCGGGCGAAGCTTTTGGCGCTTCTCCACCGCCAGATCCGTCTTTGGATCGAACTGTTTCAATTGTTATAATTTTTGCCTTTAATTCTTCTGCTGTTGGGAAAAGGTTGGCAAAATAATCCTTAAGAGCCTCTGAATCGAGATCTTTAAACATATCACCAAATATTCTACTTAAATCTGTTACGGGCATTTCAGAGAACAATTTCTTAAAATCATCATACAAAGTTCCCTTGAGGCTAACAAGTTTTCTTTTCATTTCATTAACCATTTCAACCATTGCAACACCAGCAGACTTAACCCACAAATTAGCCGGGACGGTATTATTTAATTCATTCTTAACTTTTGTTGAGAATGGCGTGACAAATTGTGAAACAATACCTGAATCAAATGCTTGTCTAAACGCACCCGGCATTCCCTTAGCAAGGAAATAAGCAGCTCCAAGTATTGATTCTGAACTTGCACTAGTTACTCCAATACCGAAAGTTCTCTTTGCTTCTTGAACCATTTTATCCATTGATGTACTAAACATTCCAATAGATGGATCTGTTGATTCTCTTATTGCATTTGGAAGACTTTCCATAGCTTTCATGAAAGTTGAAGAGATATCGTCAGAAAATACCGATGCAGCGTTTTGTAAATTGCCAAACATTTGCACAAACTCTTGTTCATTACTAAATCCACGAACCTTTAT